GGGGGGGGTTCGGAGTCCCCGACCCGAACCCTAACTATCGAGAAAAAAACAAAAATTTTTTTTTTTCGCAGACCCCAGAACCACTATCGGCGTGAAAAAATAGATCCAACACACGAATTTTTTCCCTAGGACTCGTTGATGTCGTTATTCTTGATCAGACGAGCATAGTAAACTATCTTGACGTCGTAGTTGAGCTGACCCTCAACACCCTGCTGGATGGTATCGATATACAAATGCCAAGACCAAGGCGAGTTGGGGTTCGCATTGTATAGAGCACTTAAATCTGCCGATTCCGGTATATCCGGGAGTATTCTCCTGGTGGTACAGTAGTTTCCTAACTTAGTTTTTCCATTGTTGTCGGATGAGCGCACAACAAGGACTTTGCAGAAGGGTAACCTCATCATATCGTCGACACCGGTATAGCTGGGGGCAGTAGTTCCCCTTAGGGGGAAGACGAGTAGACGGATCTGCTGTGCCACAGCATCTCCACCGACCTTTACTGTGGGGTAGATGGTGATCTTCGATGCAAACACTCGATAACGGCTAAAAGGGGTCCCGACGTTCCCACAGTATTGGTCGTAACCATAGGGCTGGACGCCAACCCCGGTTGTATCTGGGTCAAACAGCGAGTTTCCTGAGAAGACTCTACTAGCCTGGTATCCTCCTCCGAGTTGGAGAAGCGAGCTAAAATCTGTGTCATTATAGGTAAACCTATATTTAGCTGTGAGAGGTAACGGGTTCTGCCAGAGAGACCTGATCCGAGGTACTTTCGCATATCTTCTTTTCTTACGATACATCCCACTAGGTCTGTATCTCTTCCTATAGCTTGGGCGAGTTTTCGGGCGATATCGTCTTGTTGTGCGTCTTCTTGCATACGGCATGTCATATATTTTTTACCCTAAAAAAAGTAGAAAAAATTCAAGTAAGTTGAATCAATTTTTTCCCTCTGACAGGGGGGTTCTGGGGCTGCGAAAAAAAAAAATTTTTGTTTTTTTCTCGATAGTTAGGGTTCGGGTCGGGGACTCCGAACCCCCCCCAGAACCACTTACTTTAGGGGGCACCTTTTATCGAGTTTTTCTGGGTGACTAAATAGCTGACTAACTAACATGGAAGTTCCGAAAAAGGATTTCAGATTCCAGAACACTAGGTGTATGTTAACTTATGCATCTCACCTGGACAAGGGTGAGATAATTCAGTTCCTGAACGAGAAACGAGAGACTGTATTCTGCAGAGCAGCGCATGAGACGGGTGATGAACACCACGAGTATTTACATACGCATGTTTTGGTGAAGTTTGAGCGGATTTTCCAATCGAGAGATCCAAGGATCTTTGACTTTCACGAGATTCATCCTCATATCGACATAGTGAGGACTAATACGCATTGGGAGCATTGCCTCAAGTATATCGCGAAGGAGGACCCAGAGAATGCCGACTTGAAGACTGATACAAGTATCGTCGAGGGCATCTGGAGTAATGACTCAGTGGCAGAAGCACTGAAAAAAGTCCGTAACTTACGGGATATACTACCGACTATCGCAGCGTTCAGAGAGAAACCGGCTGATGACGAGCCTGTAGACCCTCCTGCGGAGTGGAGGCCGTGGCAGCGAGATACTCTCGAGTTGCTGCAGAAGCCAGCAGACCCTAGGAAAATCATCTGGATTTTCGACAAAGAGGGCGGTGCAGGAAAGAGCCTACTAACCCGGTATATAGCAGACCACATGAGTGGGATCTGCCTGTCGCAAGCTCCGGGACAACGCGAGGTTGCAAACTTACTGCGTAAGTTTATGCCGATAAACGGCAGGATAATCGTATTCGACTTCGCGAGGCAAATGCAGGAACAACATTTCTACGAACCGATGGAGCATCTAAAGAATGGTATGATTACATCAACCAAATATGACGGCCAGGTACTTAAATGGAAACCTGGACACGTGGTAGTAATGGCAAACTTCCGACCAAAACCAAATATGTGGACATGGGATAGATATTTCGTACTTATCCCATGTGCCACCGGTCTAGCGGGGGCACCTTAACATTAGAAAAGGTGCCCCCTAAAGTAAGTGGTTCTGGGGGGGGTTCGGAGTCCCCGACCCGAACCCTAACTATCGAGAAAAAAACAAAAATTTTTTTTTTTCGCAGACCCCAGAACCACTATCGGCGTGAAAAAATAGATCCAACACACGAATTTT